CTTACTTTCTGAATCAATAACGATTTTAAATTTCCCGTAGGATATTATAGTATCATCGTTACTAAGTGTGTCAGTCCAATCAAACATATACTCGTAACCATTACAGCCACTAGGCTTAACACCAATTCTAATATATGTTTTGCCGTCTGCCGTTGCTTTTTTAGTCGCTTGAGATATTGCTGCATCTGTGAGTTCTATCATTTTTTATTTTTATATTTCTTTTCTAATTCTTCGAGTCTCTTTAGGACAGCCATGATTTCAGCTTTTAATTCTGTAGCACCGCCTTTCTCGATAGGTGGATGTGAGTCTTTTTCCAATTTTGCTAAACGCTCTGAAACCAGAGGCCAGGCTTGATGGAATTTCTTATCCTGTTTTACTATGTCTATCCCTAATTTATCTTCTGCCCATTTGTCCGCTTTTAATAACCACGGCTTCATGAAACTTAAAGCTCCTGTCATAGCTAGCTTTACTACAATACCTTGTAAAATCTTAAGTAAAAGCCCTATCATCATAATTCTCCCAAATATGAATCTTTAGTTTATTTATAAATAGTTCCATATACATAATGACTTTAATACTTAATAGAGGTGAAATGAATGTCAAATAACTTAAAAGAACTTACCAGAGCACATCACGATAGTGCAGAACGTACCGAATTCGCGGATATGCTTTTGTCTGGAAATATCAAACCCAAATTATACCAAGAATATCTACACGCACAATTACAGAACTATATGGTTTTGGAATCGGCTGTGGATATAGACGCATCACTAGAACCGATTTTTAGATCTACCTTAATGGAAGACGATTTAAACGAGTTGGAAATATTATATAATTTAGACGAAGTGGAAGATAACTTTCAGTCTGTTGTAGAATATAATCATCACATACAAACTCTTATTGAAGATGATAAGAAAGATGCCTTATTAGCTCATTTATATGTCCGACATTTTGGTGACGCGCATGGTGGCCAAATCATTAAGAAAAATATTCCCGGCCAAGGACTCATGTATGAATTTGAGGACCGACCTGGATTAATTAAACAAGTAAGAGAATTACTACATGATGGCATGGAAGATGAGGCCAAAATTTGTTTTGAATATGCTGAAAGACTCTTTGTTGAATTAATGGAAAAATATTTAGATAGTCCTGAGGAATATTTGTCTGAGGAAGTATTACTTGCAAGAGCAAATGGACAAGACGATTATGATGATGAGTGATCTCTTTACAAGATTAAGAGACCTATCAGAAGATCTCGTATCGTCGTTTGATAAAACACTAACTCGGATTGACAACACTAAGCACACAGCAGACTTGGAAGGTTGGACAGATTGGTTTTGGGAATCAGACCATATAAGAAAAGCCCATTTAAAAACCATTGAACCAGTTGGAAAGAATAAGATGTGGCTTATGCATATTAATGTATTTCCACATTCACATATTGATGTACCAATTTTTGGATTAGATATAGTGGCTACCCCAACTAAGGTCAGTGGTGTTTTCTGTGACTATAGTAAAATCCATGATGGAGCAGTTACAGATGCTTATCAGAAATACTTTCACGAAACAGTCAAGGATTTAAGTTGGAAACGAGAACGAGAGTTACCACCTTGGGCTCAGGAAATATTTTCAACTGATATGATGGCAGCTGGTACAGTTAAGGTTGGTGAGGAATTGGACCAATTATGTGACACTGCAATAAAGCTTCAATCATACTATTTGGATAACCTCAACCAGATCGATGCAAATGACACCGCAATTAATACTATTGACGCGCAAAACAAATACTGCATTAATCAGAAGATGAACAAAATGCTTCACGGCTCAATACTTGCAATGGGTATTTCAGAAGAGCGAAAAGAGCAATATGTCAATAATGTATTATTTGAAGAAATTGGTTGACATCACCACCTAAACCTGTTATAATGTACACTACCGCCGGTATAGCTCAGTTGGTAGAGCAACTGACTTGTAATCAGTAGGTCCCGAGTTCGACTCTTGGTGCCGGCACCAAACATATTATAATAACGGTTGACAAACACAATAGAATGTGTTATAATATACACTTAATAACCCACTAAAAACAAATGCAAAATAATGGTTGACATTGGAAGCATTTTAGGATATAATATACACAATGACTAAAGATATTCCACTAGACGAACCGATTAACACTGTTGTCGCATTGACACCAGATAAGATCCATCACGAAATAAGCAGGCACATCTCACGAGGTGTTCCTTATATTGAGGCCTTGGTGGACTTTGCAGAAAAGAACGAAATTGAAATTGAAACTGTTGCACAGATTGTGAAAAAATCTTCTATATTAAAAGAGAAAATTCGCACAGAGGCAGTCAAATTAAGAATGGTAGAAGCAGATAATGAACCAGATATCACAGACCATTGCAAGTGATAAATCATTTGATACGTATGTCAGGTTTCTGGCAATTAAACGACATTTTACTACCGACAGCTATGATTATTTTAAGTATAACGGGAAGGTAAGGGCAAACAATAAGACCTTTATGGCTCGTAATGATGCTTACAGCTTTGCTAAACTTGGAAAGCGTGAGGACAATCAAGGACTCATACTAGCCAATGTTTTGGTAAAACCCGATATCTGGGTCAGAGATCTCCTCGATGAGGAGGCCGAAGAAAGATATATACTATGGAAGAAGAAAATTGAAGCCTTAGGCTACAACTTCAAAAGTGACTTGGGAAAACTCTATGAGAACTACCAAGAAAATTTTATATCATATGATGGGCAACACCCTTATATAATGACAAAATATTTGCAAAAACAAATATCATTGGAAACGTTGACCATCTTGGCTCATTCAGCTAACATTTTTTCCTATTGGGACGAAAAAGTGGTTGACAAAATTGTAGCTTATGATATAATAAGACTTGTTAGGAAATATAAACCTTTCTTAACATATGATGAAAAGAGATTCAAGGACATTGTCCGCGAATTTTTCTTCTAATCGCAATATAACGCAAATATAACGCTATACATTCAGGAGAACTATTATGGCACAACTAGACTTTTCTTCGTTAAAGAAGAACAGAAAAAACACTCTCGAAAAGTTGAATTCTCAACTTGAGAAAATCACCACAAAATCCTATCAAGATCCAAACGCTGGCAAGATGTGGAAACCCGCAAGAGATAAGGCAGGCAATGGCTTCGCAGTCATTCGATTCCTACCAGCTCCATCGGGTGAAGAAATGCCTTTTGTAAGGATTTGGGACCATGGTTTCCAAGGACCTACAGGATTGTGGTACATCGAAAACTCCCTAACTACTCTAAACCAGGACGACCCGGTCTCTGAGTACAATTCCAAACTTTGGAATACAGGTGTTGACGCTGATAAGGAACAAGCAAGAAAACAGAAGCGCAGGCTGAAGTATATTGCTAATGTTTATATCGTTAAGGATTCCGCAAATCCAGAAAACGAAGGTAAGGTTTTCATGTACCAATTCGGTAAGAAAATCTTTGATAAACTAAATGATCTGATGAATCCATCTTTTGAAGATGAATCAGCAGTGAATCCTTTTGACCTATGGGAAGGTGCTAACTTTAGACTGAAAATTCGTCAGTTCGAAGGTTACCCTAACTACGACAAATCTGAATTCGATCCAGCTGAGGCATTATTTGATGATGACGCAGAAATGGAAAGAGTTTGGAATGAAGAGCATTCTCTACAAGACATGGTTGACCCTAAAAACTTCAAGTCTTATATTGATTTAAAAACTAAACTCAATAGAGTTTTGGATTTATCAAACGACACGAATGAGCAAAGTGCCTCGGCACCTTTTGAGACAGCTGCTGAGACAGACAGTGATGATTTGGATTTGAGTAATCTATCTAATTCAACACCTGCTCCGGTTGCGCCAACTGCTGAGGCTTCTGCTTCATCAGATGACGATGATGATTTATCAATCTTTAAAGAGCTTGCAAGAAGCTAATAATGAGTATGGAGGCCCTTGCATTGTCTTGGGTCTCCACCTTTTAGGAGATAATTATGTCTATTAAGACAGAAACTATACTAGACTTCGATTTTGGCTTCACAGCTATGACCGAAGACGAACTGACCGTTGTACAAGATTCACGGACTGTTGCAGAAACTGCTTCGGCATCTGCACAATCTGAGGCTGAAAAGTCTCAACTCTTATTCAATGCGATTACTCCTTTACTGAATAACCTTAAGGCGAATCCAGAAAAGGACTATATCTATTGGCCAGATCGTTATGCAAAGCTTGATGCTTTCGCTGATAAATTACAACAAATCTTAACCGGAGAATAAATTATGAGTTTACTTGATAAAATGCTCAAATCAGGGTCAGTTAAAACCTCTGCTATTCTATCCAAATCAGCTTTCTTTCAGGAAAAAGATCCTATTCAAACAGAACTACCGATTGTAAATATTGCATTCAGTGGCTCTCTTGATGGTGGACTTATTCCTGGCTTGACAGTTGTTGCTGGGGAATCAAAGAGTTTTAAAACCCTACTCGGTCTTTATTGCATGAAGGCCTATCTCAACAAATATAAGGACGGTGTTGCACTACTATATGATTCAGAATATGGTATCACCCCCGAGTATTTGGAGAGTTATAACATAGACATTAACCGTGTCGTACACATTCCAATTGAGGATGTCGAACAATTAAAATTTGACATGACCAAAAGACTCAACGAGGTTGACAAAGGTGACCGTGTATTTGTAATGATTGACTCAATCGGCAACCTTGCTTCACGTAAAGAAGTGGATGATGCTGAAAATGAAAAATCAGTTGCAGATATGACTCGTGCGAAACAATTAAAATCATTGTTCCGTATTGTCACACCTAAACTTACAGGCAAAGACATTCCATGTATTGCTGTAAACCACACTTATAAGGAAATTGGTTTATTTCCTAAGAATATTGTATCAGGTGGTACTGGTATCTATTATTCAGCTAACCAAATCTTCATCATTTCCAAAGCACAGGAAAAAGATGGGAAGGATCTGTCTGGCTTTAAATTTACTATCAACATTGAAAAATCAAGATATGTAAAAGAGAAGGCAAAACTACCATTTAAGGTTTTATATGATTCCGGAATCCAAAAGTATTCCAGTCTATTTGACCTCGCCCTTGAAGGTGGATGGTTGACAGTGGCCACACAAGGATGGTATAATGTGGTTGATAAATCAACAGGTGAAATCGGTGGAACCAAACGCAGGTCCAAAGATATTGAAGCTGATGAAGAGTTCTTTGAAAACTTAATGAAAGACAAAGACTTTAAAATGTTTATCGAACGTAAATATAAGTTAACTAATGTGAATGGAGAAAACAATGATCGAGAAGACGATACTATCGAATCTGATACTGAATGAGGAATACAGCCGTAAGGTTTTTCCCTATTTAAAAGAAGATTATTTTGATGATATTGCTTTTCGGAAGTTATTTTCCACAGCTGTTGAATATGTAGAAAAATACAAAGAGCCTCCTTCAAGGGAGGCACTTCGTATCGCTCTTAACAATAGAACAGACCTTAACGAAGATATATTTAACCAAACATCCGAACTCATTTCAAGTCTTGAACTAGACACATCTACCAATGTAGAGTTTCTATTAACTGAAACAGAAAAATTCTGCCAGGATAAGGACCTTTATAATTCAATTCGTAGAAGTATTAATATTCTTGACGGCCAAGATAAAGATCTTGATAAAGGAGAAATCCCAAAACTATTATCCGATTCATTGGGTATCAGTTTTGACCAATCAGTTGGTCACGACTTCCTGGAAGACCATGATGATCGTTATGAACACTACCACAGAAAGGAAGAGCGCATTCCATTCGACATTGATATATTCAATAAGATAACTAAAGGCGGACTACCTCGTAAATCTATGACAGTGTTATTGGCGACAACTGGGGGTGGTAAATCACTCATCAAATGTCACATGGCAGCTAATCATCTGATGTATGGTAAAAATGTCCTTTATATTACTATGGAAATGGCTGAAGAGGAAATTGGTAGACGTATCGATGCTAATATTATGGATATCACACTCGATGAGGTGAGTGAACTTCCTCGTGATGTTTATGATAAGAGATTAGCTAGATACAAATCTAAAACAACTGGTAAACTTGTCATTAAGGAATTCCCAACTGGCAGTGTCCATTCTGGTCACTTCCGTCATCTATTAAATGAATTGAGAATGAAAAAAGGCTTTGAGCCTGATGTCATATATTTGGATTATCTTAACATCTGTGCTTCATCAAGAGTTCGAGGCGCTGCTGCGGCAAATAGTTATACTTTGGTAAAATCTATTGCTGAGGAAGTGCGTGGTCTCGCGATGGAATATAATTGTGCAGTTGTCACATCATCACAGTTCAACAGAGATGGCTATGGAAATAGTGATGTTGATCTTACCAATACATCAGAATCAATGGGTATTACTCATACAGCTGATGCCATATTTGGTTTGGTCAGTTCTGAATACCTAGATGAGATGGGTCAGTTGATGATTAAACAGTTGAAAAATCGCTGGGGAGACATCGGTTACTATCGTAGGTTCCTTGTTGGTATTGAACGTGCAAAAATGAAAATCTATGAATTAGAGGAATCTGCACAACAGAATATTAACTTAGATGGAAATGGAGCTGGAGGTGGCTCTGGTGGTGGAAAAAAGAGCTATGAGGACGATGGTCCTGTGTTTGATAAAACAGATATTGGTCAGAGACTTGCTAACCGTAAGAAGAAAAGCGTATTCAGTGATACAATAGACTTTAGGTAGTAAGTTTATAAATAGAAATATATTAGCTTTTAACAGTAGGTTTTTAATGAAACGATTTCGCAACTATATTACAGAAGGGTCTATATTGGACCCAAAGTATGTAATAGGACATAAATTTGTATATAAAGGCAATGGGTTCAAAGAACTCCAAGATGCTGGTTATAAAAAAGATGATGTGTTCGAGGTCGTCGCATTTAATAAGAAAGCCATAGATGCTGGACCACAAGATGGAGAGTTTACAAAACACTTTAAAGCTCCAGATGGAAAGGTCTATTCAATATCTGGTGGTAAGGGTGCCAAATCTGGTAACTTTACCCACATGGCAAGTGCAAATAAAGCTCCTACTGGTGCTGAATGGGAAGATGTAATTGTATATGCTTATAATAAGATAAACAATAAAGATACCGACCCTGAAACAACTGAAGTTGCTATGAAATTTTGGAGTCTATACGAAGACGCTGCAATGACAATTGCCAAAAATTTCAATTCAAAAATTAAATCCAAAAAATTAGTTCAGACCGGCCGTGGAATTGGTAGTGTTACACTTGGCCCACTTTGGAACTTTCCAAGAGCAAATAAAACTCCCAAAACAGATATTGCCTCTGCTGACTTTTCAGAAAAGATATCCCTTAAAATGGCTGGTGGCTCACAACTTGCATCTGCTTCTCCAGCAGAAGGTATCGCGATTATTAAATCCGCAATGCAGGAAGTAGGTTCTGATGCCGGTTTTGCAAAGAACATTATATCCGCAATGGAATTAAAAATGGAAGCTCTTATTACAAAAGAGACTACGACGCACTTAAAGCAAGAAGTTAAAAAGGGTAATAAGTCTCCAGAAGTATTAGACTTTCAAAAGAAGGATGCACAGAATAAGGAATTAACCAAAATGCTTGAGTCTTATATTAACCAAGACTCAGCAGTAAATTCATTATTCGCAAAACATGTTGTATTTGAGGCAGCTACAGGGAACCATAAATTTGGTTCACCATCAAGTAAGGCTGCAGCAAACCTTCTAGGTAAATTCAGTCCAACTGGTGCTGTTGATATTCAAAGTATTGATAGTGTCAACTCACCACTCATCGCCAAATATGCAAAAAATGTTAAACCTTATGTTGCTTTTAAAAAGGGCAGTGCAGCTACTGCAGCGTATGCTACATTTAGACTTGGACTTTCTAAATCAAATGAAAGTTTTGACTCGTTCCATAGTATTGTAATAAACGAATTGGCTCAACATAGTGAATTGAATTCAATGTTGACAGAAGACTTTATTGCAGAAGGTCCTATGGATATGCTTCGCAGTATTGGAAGTGATATAAAACGACTTGGTAAAAATGCTATTAATAAGTTTAAGAACATCTTAACTAATATCATGGCTGGTGTTAAAAAGGCATTAAAGAAAATTCAAAGTGCAGGTAAAAACTTATTTGCAAAATTACTCCAATTCTTTGGAATAGACATTGCATATGTAAATGGTATTCCAAGTGAGGTTTCCCTATGATGGATTTTAAAACATATTTGGAAGAAGGGCCTAATGATCCAGCAATTTTTAAGGCAATATTCCTAGCAGGTGGTCCCGGTTCTGGTAAAACATTTATTACAGGCAGAACTGCATTACACACCTTAGGTTTTAAAAATATAAATTCAGACACAGCATATGAAAAAGCAATGACAGCTGCAGGTCTGGAAATGGATGGCGAAACCATTATGAGTGCTCAAGGTCAAGCAATTAGAGACAATGCAAAGAATTTGACACAACGACAAATGGATGGATATGTTAAAGGAAGATTAGGTCTTACTATTGATGGTACCGGTAGAGATTTCTCTAAGATTGCTAAATTAGTAAATGAGGCCAGGTCTGCTGGTTATGATGTGGCAATGATGTATATTAATACTGATTTGGAAACTGCACTGGCCAGAAACTCATCAAGAGCTCGACAATTACCCGATGAAAAAGTCGAAAGAATGTGGAAGGATGTACAAAGTAACATTGGTAAGTTCCAAAGATTGTTTAAAGAAAATTTTATAGTTATTGACAATTCAGACAAAATGGATTATAATAAGAGTACTATGGAAGGATTTAAATGGGCTACAAAATTTGCAAAGAAGAAAATCACAAACCCTAAAGCAAAGAAATGGCTTAAAGCTGCCCAGGCAGATAAGGGCGATTACACAAGTTTACGTACTGAAGTTACTGATTTAGCTACAACTCAAGAAGCTGGTTTGGATTATATATTAGCAGATTTAAAAGCTAAGTTAGTAAAGGAAATAAAAAGAAATAACTTTAAAAATTCTCAAAAGGTTGCTGATATGGTTCAGAAGACTATCGAAAAGGATTTTAAACACAAAGGATATGTTCGGGTGAAGCCGAAATGATATCGTTTGATCTATTTACAGAAGCTTTAAGTAACCCATATCCAGCTGATTTGATAAGAATTAACAACCAAAAGTATAGAGCTATATCTAAACTTGACGATGGTGGTGAATTAAAAGTGGATATTGAAGGCGATGAACATATTGATGATTACGACCACATGGATTGGCAGATAAACTTTCACCGCAACGGTGTTCAATCTGTTACAGGTGACGGTGATGCATTTAGAATATTTGCCACGGTAATGAAACTTATTAGAGATTTTGTTAAAAAAGAAAAACCAAAATATATGAGTGTATCGGCAGCAAAGGATAAGAAATCCAAAGGAAAGAACGTACTGCAAGGAAGAGAAAGATTATACAAAAGGCTTCTCCAAAAAGATGTGGGTAGCAAATATTCAATTGATACACAAACAAGTAGCAGCGGCACTATGTTTGCAATGAAAAGGAAACGATAATGCAAAAGTTTAAACAATACATTACAGAAGCTGCAGGCAAAAATCTTCATATGACTCATTTGGAAGATGCTGTACTTGATGGTGGTGTAACAGGAACAAGGAACGTTATTAACTATTTACGAGCAATTCGTGATATGTTATCAGGTAATGCTTCTGCTCCTGTGAGTTTGACTACAAAATGGGACGGAGCTCCAGCCATATTCGCTGGTGTTGATCCATCCGATGGGCAATTCTTTGTTGCCAAAAAAGGGGTGTTCAATAAAACGCCTAAATTATATAAAACAGAAAGTGAAATTAATGATGAGATAAGTGGAGACTTGGCAGTTAAGTTTAAGATTGCACTTAAAGAGTTTAGTAAACTTGGAATTGAAGGAGTAGTGCAAGGTGATTTATTATATACGCAATCAGATCTTAAAACAGAAAACATTGATGGAGTACCGTGTGTTACTTTCCATCCTAATACCATTGTTTACGCGGTACCTAAAAGCAGCGACCTCGGCAAAACAATATCAAAATCCAAAATCGGTGTGGTTTGGCACACAACATACCGAGGAAAAACTCTTGAATCAATGTCTGCAAGTTTTGGAAAGGCGATTGCAACAAAGCAAAGCAAAGTTAACAGCGTATGGTCGATAGACGCAGTATTCCAGGATAAGTCTGGTAATGCTACAATGACCAAAGCAGAAACAGATACATTGACAGCCAAACTATCAGCTGCAGGGTCATTATTCAGAAAAATTAAAGCTAATAAACTCAACGAATTAAGTACAAACTCAGAGCTTAATATCCGTGTCAATACATTTATTAATACAAAGGTTCGTGAAGGAACTCGTATTACAAATGTTAAGGCATTCATCATTGGTCTACAAAGATTCATTGAGGATGCTGCGAAAAAAGAGGCTGATAAAGTCAAACAACAAAAGACAAAAGATGTAAAGATACAAAAAGGTAAAGACCTATTAATGTACTTTGACAAGAAGGATTTAAAAGACATTGGTAATATATTTGAATTGTATAACCTTCTGGTAGATGCCAAACACTTAATCATAGATAAACTGAATAAGGTTGAGGGTATTACAACGCTTCTTAAAACTGCTAAAGGTTTTGAAGTTACAGGACAAGAAGGGTTTGTTGCCATTGACCACGTTGGACAAAATACACTTAAAATTGTTGATAGGTTAGAGTTTAGTAAGGCTAACTTTAGTACAGAATATATTAAAGGCTGGCAGAAATAATAGCTAAATTGATTGACAAGCACAGTTAATTGTGTTATAATAAATAATAAAATAATATTATGGTTTGTAATGAATGGAAAACTATGTTGAAAATAAATCTGTCGCCCTTGTAGGGAATGCAGAGTCTTTATTTGACTCACAACATGGTAGTGATATTGATGATCATCAGATAGTAATCCGAATTAACAATTCTGCTATCTTCTACAACGACAATTCTCGTCGACATTCAGTAGGAACCAAAATAGATATCTGGGCCTTTTGGGATTGGCTCCGTCACGCGTCTAGCATGACAACAGATAAACCGGACCGAATGATGGAGTTTGAAAGTAGTAATAACTATTTAAAACTAGATCTTAATATGGGTTCGAAGGAAAGTCCCTTTGTATATAAGGACAATGAATTTGGTTTGGATATTAAACAAAGATGTAGAAAAGAGACAGGCAATCCATCAGCTGGGTTGACTTGTTTATATTTACTGAATGAGTTAAATCCATCGGTAGTAAATGTGTATGGGTTTGATTTTAAAAAGACCAAAACATTTCATCATAACTTAACATCCGTAGACGAAAACAGATGGGATTCTTTTTACAGACACGATTATGCATTTGAGGAAGAATATTGCAGAAATAAATTCTTTTCTCAAGAAAGATTTAATTTAATAGGAGATTATAATGGGTAGAATTAATGATAGAGGCCACGATGGTGGTAATATATGGAGATGGCAAACCATTGAAAAATATGTCAGGAAAAATGGCTGGACAAAGGGTGCTGAACTCGGAGTATGGCTTGGAGAAACATTTAAACATTTGGTAAGAACATGTCACGATTTACATCTTGTTGGAGTTGACCTTTATGCACCACAACCTGGCTACGATGGACCAGAACAATGGACGGCTGGTGAAAATGGACACGCTTGGGACCATGAAAGATATTATAATGATTTGGTAGCCTTTTGTGGACAATATCCAGAACGAGCAGTAATTATTAAAGATTATACTACTGAAGCAGCAAAAACAATTGACGATGAAAGTTTAGACTTTGTGTTTATTGATGCTGATCATAGTTATAATGGCGTAATGAGAGATGTACAGGCTTGGGCTCCAAAGGTACGAAAAGGTGGAATGGTTATTGGTCATGATATACATTTCCCAACTGTTAAGAAAGCAGTAATAGAATTATATGGCGAAGATGGTTATTTTGTTGAAGATGACTTTTTATGGTTTGTTGAAAAAACTTAAGTACGAGGTGAATGCGTGAAAGATACTCGCGTAATTAATTTCTACGGTGGACCTTCCTCTGGTAAGAGTACGGCTGCTGCAGGATTATTTTATAAAATGAAAGTGGCAGGACTGAGTGTTGAACTCACAGATGAGTTCG